CTCTTTGCCGAGCATTATCGCGCCAAGGCTGAGCCACCGATTCACGCATCAGCTATCAAGGCCAGGGGCGATTGGATCCCCGGCGTCATCGATCCGGCGGCGCGCGGCCGGTCGCAGAAGGACGGCACACAGCTGCTTTCACAATATCGCGGCGAAGGTCTGGATCTGCACATCGCTGACAACAGCGTCGAGGCCGGGCTGCTGGAAATCTGGAAGAGATTGTCCATCGGCCAGCTGAAAGTCTTTTCATCGCTGACCAACTGGTTTGCCGAATACCGGCTCTATCGCCGGGATGAAGACGGCAAGATCGTGAAAAAGAACGATCACCTGATGGACGCCACCCGATATTATATGAACTCGGGCCGCAAGATCGCCCGGGTTCGTCCCCTCCGCAATGTTTCATCGACCCACCATCACGGCGTGGTGGCTGACCGAATTGGAGGCTATTGATGGCAGGAACGGCAATGCAAGCGTATGATCCCGGTGAGGACGATGCAGATCCTACGAACTGGCGCGCACCCAATATTGACCGCGACGACCGCAAGAAGCGGCTGGAAGCGGCATATTCCCTGATTGTCGATGGTCTGGCAAAGATTGCCAGCGAACAAGTGAACGATCGAGCCCCGACAGAAGAACGCTGGTTGGAGGATCTGCGCCAGTTCCACAGCATATACGAGGATGATGTGGCAGGCGCGCTCGCCAATGATGCGGAGCGATCAAAGGCTTTCATCAACTATACCAGACCGAAAACGACAGCATGGGCCGCGCGTCTCTTCGATCTGCTATTCCCCGCCGATGACAAGAATTGGGGCATTTCGCCAACGCCCGTACCCGATCTGGTCGAGGGTGCGCGCGATGCGCTGCGCGAAGCCGACGAGGCCGAAGCCAAAGCGGTTATGGCGATCGAGGAAAACAACGCGATGGTGGACAATGGATCTCCACCGGAAGACCGGGCCCCGCTGCTCGCCCAGGCAGAACAGCACGGCACCTACGCCAACAGTATGCGCAAGGTTCACAGCAGTTTGCAAAAGGTGCTGGACGAAGCGCGCCGGCGTTGCGAACTCATGGAGCGGGAGATTGACGACCAGCTGACCGAGTGCAACTTTCCCGCACAATCCCGGATCGCCATCACCGATGCTTGCAAGCTGGGTGTCGGTGTCATCAAGGGGCCGATCGTCACGACAAAGACCCGCGGCCGGTGGACCGAGACAGAAGACGGCGGCAGGGCCCTGCAGTCTGGCGGTGACCCGAAACCATCCTATCGCCGCGTGAACCCCTGGAACTTCTTCCCCGATTCCTCCGCAACGGACATGGATGATTGCGAATTTACCTTCGAGCGTCACCTTCCCAACGCCACGAAATTGCGGAAAATGGCGAAGGAACTCGGCTTCGACAAGAATATCGTTCGCCGGCTGCTAACAGATGGCCCCGGTTCCGCGTCCCAGCAAGACCTGAACCATCTGACACAGCTGCGCTCCATGCACGATGAAGGCTCAACCTCCTCGCAGGCGATCAAGAACCGCTATATCGTCTGGGAATATCATGGTCCCCTGCCCAATGACGATGTTGTCACACTGCTGATAGCACAGGGCAAGTTTGAAGACGCGCGCCGCATCGAGGATGAAATGGATCCGATGAAGGAACGGCGCATTGTCTGTTATTTCTGTGACGGCGAAATGCTCAAGATCGCGCCGGAATATCCCATGGATTCAGGCGAAACGCTCTACAATGTCTTCTCGTTCGAGAAATCCGAAGCGAGTATATTGGGCGCCGTGGGTGTGCCGCGGCTGATGCGCCATGAACAGGCGATGCTCAACAGCGCTGTCCGCATGATGGTGGACAATGGCGCGCTATCGATCGGTCCCCAGACTGTCATCGACAAGTCGCAGATCGAGCCGGAAAACGGAAAGTGGCAGTTTGCGCCGCGCAAGGTCTGGCTCAAGAAGGGGCAGGAAGTCGGAACGGCCAAGCCTTTCGATATGTTCAATATCCCGATGAACCAGGCACAGATCGCCGGCATCATCGAACTGGCCCTGAAATTCATCGACGACGTGATCTCCATGCCGATGATTGCCCAGGGCGATCAGGGACAGGCAACAGACACGCTGGGCGGCATGTCCATGCTGTTCAACTCTGCCAACGTCGTCTTCCGTCGCGTGGTCAAGAATTGGGACGATGACGTGACCGAAGGCGTTATTCGCCGCGCCTATGATTGGAACATGCAGTTCAACCCCAAGGAAGAGGTAAAGGGCGACGCCAATGTCGAGGCGCGCGGCACGTCCGTTCTGCTGGTCCGCGAGATCCAATCACAACAGTTGATGGCTATCGCAATGCAATGGTCACAGCACCCGATCATTGGCCCGGCGGTGCGCGTCTATGAAGCGTTGAGCATGACGCTGCAGGCAATGGCGATCAACCCGGGCGACATTCTGGTCGAGCGTGACGAGTTTGAACAGAAACTCAAGGCCATGGCGGAATCGGCCGGCGAAGAGACAACGCCGGAATCCATCCGTGCCGAAGCCTCGATCAAGGTGGCCGAGATCACCGCGCAAACCCGCATGGCCGAAACACAGTTGAAATCCGATGTGGCCGAAATGAACCGCGAGACAGCCATCCTGGAACTGATGGTCCAGAAGGATATTGATATTGCCAAAGTGCAGGCGATGCTTGCCCAGACCAAGATCCGTACTGACAGCGACGAGCGCAAGCTGGCCGCAGAAGTCGGCATTGAAGCCGAGAACGCGCGACGCGCCGCAGCTATGGGCCGCGAGGCCACAGGATCCGGCGGCGCTATCAGCCTTGGCAGCGAGCCTGCATCATGAGCATGGATCCGACCTGGCCGCAGGTTTGCGCCTATGCGGAGAAACGGCTGGCAGAAGCCAAGGAGGCGCTGCTCACTGTCTCGCCGGAAAATCTCGCACGGCTGCAGGCAAAAGTCTTTGTCTATCAAGAAATTATCGACCTTCCCGGCCAGATCATGCCCGATGAAGAACGGTATATCGGTGACATGCCGACACGGTGAAAATCTCCCTCAAACAAAGGATATTGACAAATGGACCCAAATCAGGAGATAAATACGGACGATCAGGATCAAACGTCTGATCACGACGAGTTTGACGCAGCGTTCGACGCTCTCGACAATCCCGGCGGAGAGCCCTCTGGCGATAATGACCCGGTAGGCGATCTGGAAGGAAAAGAATCGGGTACCGGCGAAGCTGAAGACAACACCGAGCCTATGGACGATAAGTCTGTTAGCCATGTCGATGCAACGGATGCTGCAGGACATGATGATCCTCCGGCGGACGACAAACAACCATCCCAAAATGACGATATATGGAAAGACGCACCCGAAGCGGCGCGATCTGCCTATTCGCAGCTTGAGCGGGACAAGCAGTTGGAAATTGCATCACTGAAAGGACACCAGTCCGCACAGGATCGCAGGATCGCACAATTGCAGGCCCAGCTTGATGAAGCGAGGAAAGCAGGCGGCAACCAGGGTGACGGCGGTTCCGGCGATGGCGGTGATGCTGGTGGCGACGAAACGGCAGGCGCAAGCCCCTTTGACTCTCCGGAAATCAAGGCATTGCAGGAGGAATATGGCGAAGTGGCCGGCCCTCTTGTGAACCTGATCAGACAGCAGCAGGACCAGATCGAACAGTTGAGACAGCCCGTTGCGGCTCTTAGCGACGATCAGTTCAAGAGCCGTATTGCGGTTCAGGAGAAATTCCTGACGGAAAACCAGCCAGATTGGCGTGACGTGGCACAAGACCCGCGGTTCACCGGCTGGCTCGATCAAGCACCGCCCATGTATCGGGAAGCGTTCAAGCGCAACCATGATTTCATTGTGGATGGTCGGGAAGCTGCAGAGGTTATCGGCAAGTTCAAGACCGAAATGGGAATCACCACTCCCAATCCAAAAACCACTGACAGTGAACCCGGTAAACCGGATCCAAGGCGGCAACAACAGTTGGAAGCCAGCAAGGACGTAGCGGGCGGCGGGGGAACACCGGCGGCGCGCGGTATACCCAAGAATGATTTCGACAGTTCGTTCGACGCTTTCTTTGGATCCTCCAAAACCTAATCCGGGGGAAAATCGAGCATTGGTTTCCCCCAAATTGACCAGGGGGAAACCACATGGCCCGTACAGAATTTGGCGACATTTCACCGCGTACCAGCGCTTATGCCTATGGCAAGATGCTGGAACATGCAAAACCAGTGCTTGTTCTGAGCCTGTTTTGTGACTCGAAAGAAATTCCGAAGAACAAGCAGGAAGTGATCAAGTTCCGGCGTCCAGTGCCTTACGAGGCTGCGACCACGCCGCTTGTCGAAGGCGTCACGCCGACAGCGAAAAAGATGGCCTACGAGGACGTCTCGGTTACGCTGCAGCAATATGGCGACCTGCACGAACTGACCGACAAGATCGAGGATCTGCACGAAGATCCTGTCCTCAACGATATGGTCATGCTGGCCGGCGAAAATGCCGGGCGCACGGTCGAGGCGATCACCTGGGGCATTATGCGGGGCGGCACCAGCGTTTACTATGCGAACGGCGCCAGCGCTGCCGCAGTGAACACGAAGCTGACCAAAGGCCTGCAGCGCAAGATCACGCGCTTCCTGAAAAACCAGAAGGGCAAGAAGATCACCAAGATGCTTTCTGGCTCTGTTCGTATCGGCACCGAGCCGGTCGAAGCGGCTTATGTAGCGATCGCTCATACCGATTGCGAAGCCGATATTCGGGATCTGGCCGGGTTCATCCCGACCGCCGAATATGGCACCCATACGCCGCTTTGCGCCGAGGAAATCGGCCGTTGCGAAGACGTGCGCTACGTCCTGTCGCCTGATCTCGACTTCTATCCCGATACTGGCGGTACGCCCGGCAGTTCGGTGGAATCGACGACCGGTTCGGCGGCTGACGTCTACCCGATCATCTACCTGTCCCAGCATGCCTTTGGCTGCACGGCCTTGAAGAACACCAAGGGCAAGGGCACCAACATGGCGATCAAGCCTACGGTGATCAATCCGGGCACGGTCGACAAGTCTGACCCGCTCGGACAGCGCGGCTTTGTCGGCTGGAAGACCTGGTACGCCGGCGTTCGCCTCAACGAAAACTGGATGGCGCGCGCCATGGTGGCGGTCTCCGCTCTCTAAAAAGGTCTGGCGGGGCTTCGGTCCCGCCTTTCCTGTTGCAGCACAAACAAGGAATTTATCATGAGTTCACAATTCAAAACCGGAACAGTCGAAG